CTCATCAATCATTTAAGATTGGTAGGGGAGGTATAAAGTATAAACCTAAAAAGGTAAAGGACTATCAAGAGTATTTAAGAAGATTAGTCAGTGAACAATTACCTAAAGATTTTAATATAATTACAGCAGGATCAGAAATTAAAGTTAATTATATAGAATACATCTATGCTTATCCTAAAAGTTTCTCAAAGAAAAGAAGAGTGAAAACATTTAAAGTTACTAAACCAGATTTACAAGATAATCTCAATAAAGCTTTTTTTGATTCACTGGAAGGATTACTATATGAACAAGATCAGAATATAGTAGAGATAAATAAAATGAGTAAGTTTTATGGAGAAACTGATAAGATAAGAGTAGAATTTGAATATTAAACTATGAATGTACAATTTGAATTTATTAAAGGATTTTTACTTGGCATAGATTATGTTGAGGATATCGAAATACCTGAATACGATACTACTGCAGACCTATTAAGAATTTGTGTGGGTATTGTATTTATACATTTTTTCTTTATCAAATGATGCAGCTATTATCTAAATATCACAAACTATGGGTTTCTATGGGATTATCTATGGGAATACCTCAACATTTGGTTGAGGACTTTGTTCAGGAGATGTATCTTAGACTGAATAAGTATGTAAAGAATCCAGAGAAGATTATGTATAATGAGACTGATATAAATAAGTTTTATGTTTACATAACTATAAAGAATTTATATAATGATTATCTAAAAGAAAGAAGCAGACATCATATGGTTAGACTTGATGACATAGAAGTCACTTATGAAATAGTAGAGCCTACACCAGAGGGACAATTAAAAGCTGAAATAGAAAAGCAAAAGGCAGAAGAGAAACTTGTAGATATGATACAACAAGAAGTTAGTAGTTGGGATAGATGGTATGATCAGAAACTTTTTAAAGTATATTATGAAACAGATATTAGTATGCGTAAATTATCTGCTGATACTAATATCAGTGTTACATCTATATTTAATAGTTGTAAGAATTACAAGCAGATACTAAATACTAAACTTGCTGAAGATTTTCAGGATTATATCAATGGAGATTTTCACTTAATTAAAATAGATAAAGATGACAAAGATTCCTCCTAAACCAAATGATAAAAGAACCAAACGATATAAAGAGTGGGTTGCTAAATACGAGAAGCAATCTGACGGTGTTGGTGATACTGTAGAAAAGATTACTAAAGCTACAGGGATTAAAGCAGCAGTAGATGGTGTATTTGATGCACTTGGAAAAGACTGTGGGTGTGACAAAAGAAAAGAAACATTAAATAAGATGTTTCCTTATAATAAACCCAATTGCTTAACAGAGCCTGAATATAATTATCTTTCTGAATTTTATGCAGCTAATAAAAATAGAATAACAGGTGCAGAGCAAAATCAATTACTTGCTATATACAATAGAGTTTTTAATGTAAGAGATAAATTAACAAATTGTGGAACTTGTTTTGCTGGTAAACTCAGTAAGTTAAAATCTTTATTTGACAAGTACGATGATTGAGCAAGAACTATTTGATTATCTAAAACTAAATGTATATCCTGATTTGGTAATGAGTACAAGTCCTATTAGTAGATGGGATTGTTATAGTCCTGTTAAACAACATAGGATAGAACTTAAATGTAGAAAGACACATTATGACGAGCTTGTTATAGAGAAGTCTAAGTTTGCAGCTTTGCTTGATAAAGCGATAGATAACTGGGATGCTCCTATATATATAAACTCAACACCAAAAGGAATATATAGATGGAACTTGTTTTTTACTAATCCTCATTGGTTTTTTAAGGATTTACCAGAGACTACAGATTTTGCTAAAAGAAAAAAAATATCTAAAGAGATAGCTATGCTACCTGTTTATGATGCTGAAATATTATGAGTAAAGATAAACACACAGAGAGAAAGAATATGCCAGTTTATACTGGTGTATTAAAGTATTTTCCTAATGCACTTAAGTATGTAAGTAAAGTTAGTTTACAAGGTAATGCACAACATCATCCTGACAAACCACTGCACTGGGATAAAAGTAAATCAACAGATCATTTAGACGCACTGACAAGACATCTAATTGATGCTGATAAAATAGACGATGATGGATTACTTCATCTGGGAAAAGTAGCTTGGAGAGCTTTAGCTGCACTTGAAGATAAATTAGAAAATAGTAAATAACCTTGCTTGTTAATTATTTGTTCATTATATTTACACTATGATTAGACTATTAGACGGTAAAGAATGGGAAAAGAAAGAGTTGTTAGACAGAATGGATGACGATAGTTTTTACTATGGTTATCTTGGTGAAGCAGCTCTATCTTCAAGTAGTATAAAAAGTTTATACGAATCTCCTGTTAAGTATAAAGCATATCTTGCAAAAGATAATGGTGATGTTCCAGCTCTTAGAGAAGGAAGATTATTTCATATGTTACTTCTTGAATATAATAAGATACCTGATAGGTATGTTTTTGTAGATGCAAGTTCTCGCAATACAAAGATGTTTAAGGAAGCTAAATTAGACAATCCTGGTGTAGAAGTTATGCTACATAAGGAGCTTAGATCAATGAGTTATTTAGTATCTAAGATAGAAGCTAACATTGAAGCAAGTGAACTATTAAGAGGAGGACTTGAAGAAGTAGCAGGTATAGGAGAGATAAATGATTTACCATTTAGAGGTAAAGCAGATTATTTAAGAACAGATATGATTGTAGATGTAAAGACAACAAGTGATTTATCATCTTGGGTTTATTCTGCAAGATATAAGTGGCATTATGACGTACAAGCATATATTTATATGCAACTGTTTAATGTACAAAAGTTTGTATTTTTAGTTATAGATAAAAGCACTGGTGAGATTGGAATATATGAATGTAGTGAGGAGTCATTAGAAAAAGGAAAGAAGAAGGTAGAGACAGCTTGTAATAATTATAGAAAGTATTTCTATGATAAGACTGAGAATGTAAATGAATACGTTAGAAAAGGATACATATAAAAAGAAGATAGATAAGAGTTATTATTTAACATTAAATGATTTGTTGATGGGAGTTACATACGAAGAACTTATAGAAGATATGTTTGAGTTCGAGAGAAAAGAAATGTATGAGTTATGTGCAGGAATAAAGAAAGCTCTTTTATACGCAGAAGAAAAAACATATAGTGAAATAAAATTAGAATTAGAAGATTATGAGTCAAGAAACAAATCCATTGAGTATTAGTTTACTGGACATTAAAAGATACGTCCAAAAAGAATTAAGGTTAGACATAGCAAAGAATACAAGAAAAAGAGAATATGTTTACGCAAGAGCTATTTATTTTAAATTAGCTAAAGAGTTTGCACACGAAACATTATCAAGTATAGGAGAATCTGTAGGTAGAGATCACGCATCAGTAATACACGGATTATATGTATTTGATGTTATAGCATTACATAAGGACAGCATACTAAGTTCATATTCTAAGATTAGAAATAGATTATTCTTAGAAACAGAAGACGACTTAAGAAAATATAATAGAGAAAATTATTATAAAATTAAATATGAACAACTTCTTGAGGAACATCAAGAGTTACAAAAAATGTATGACTTAACTTATGAGACGCAGAACACCACTACAGATTGAAGAATATAAAAAGAAATGGGGACTACCTCCTTATGGAGGATTGTATGACCAAGCAGCAGCCAGGTGGTGTTTAGAGAATGGGTATAAGATATATCCTGAACCTCTTCCAGGATGTGTAGGAAGATGTGTTAAGTTTAATTTAGTAGTAGATTATAAAGGAGTAAAAAAGAAAGGAACTAAAATATATAATGACAAAGAATGGTCAGATGCCATTTGGAATATATATAAGTTCTTATACGACAAAAATGGGAAGAAAACCAAAGCAGTATAAATATGTCAAGGAGACTGACGGAAGAAGAAACAATGGACGAAAGAAGGGCGTTAGAAACGTGCCTGTTGTACGACCCACATCTTCTGCTGCTCTTAACGATGCCAAGCGAAAACGAGTCGGAATCTACGCACTTAACGCAATGGCTAAAGTATTCGGATCAGAAGAAGAAGCTTGGGAATCATTAGCAGAACAAGCTAAAAGTTCTTTTCCTCATTTAAAACTACTCTTTGAATATAAATATGGTAAGCCACTTGACAAACCAGAAGAGAAACAACAAAAGGTTAATATCAATATAAAAAACCTATTTACAGGCAGCCAAGAAGAAGACAATACAATAGAATTAGATACAGATGAAGAAACCAGTTCTGAATCCTAAATACAATTCACTTGGTAACGATACCAGGTACTTTGTAATAACAGGAGGTAGAGGAAGTGGTAAATCATTCGCTATAACCACATTTTTAGCCTTTCTAACGTTTGAACAGGGACATAAGATACTTTTTACTCGTTACACAATGATATCTGCTGCCAATTCGATTATTCCAGAGTTCTTAGAAAAGCTTGAACTATATAATATTGTAGAGCATTTTCGTATTACTAAAGATGAAATCTTAAACATAAGCACTGGAAGCTCTATAATGTTTAAAGGTATTAGAACTTCAGCAGGTAATCAAACAGCAGCTCTAAAGTCTATTAGTGGGATTACTACTTGGGTACTTGATGAAGCAGAAGAGCTGACAAAAGAAGA